GCTGACGACTGGCTTCTTGGAACGGACCTTGTGGTACTGCTCGGTCCCGCCGAACAGGTACGTCTTGAACGTGAAGCTGAAGTTGCTGGTCACCAGGTCGTCGCGCGCCGCGTCCATCTCGTCCGGGTGCTCTTCGCTCACGGAGTCGCCCATTATCACCTGGTTGTTGAGCTTTATGTCGCTGAACTTCGGGTGCGCCTGCGAGCAGTATATGTCGTTGTTGAAGAACACCATGAAGTTCGACGCTATCTTGTCTATGTCCGCCGGGTACTTGGCTATTACGGACACGTCGTAGCTGATGTCGACGGGGACCGGCGTAAGCAGGTGGTAGTACCTCTTGTTGGAGGACACCTCGTACTTGACCTCGTTGTGCAGGTTGTTCAGCCTGTCCGACTGCCGCTGGTACCCCGTGCGGTTGATGACTATCATGGGCACCTTGTACTGGGCCTTGTTGTCGGGGTTCTCCAGCGCCTTGACTATGCGCGACCTCTGCCCGAACACGCACGGCACCTTGAAGAGGCCCTTGTGCCCCTTCTTGTCGGTGCGCTCTATCTGTATGTTGTTGAACAGCCGCATGAACAGCTGGTTGGCCGTGCCGAGCTCCGCGTTGTACGATATGAATTCCATGCCGGTTCCGTCTCCCTTACGTCAGCTCGCGCTCGGTCAGTATCTTGAACTCGGCGTTCTTGGACCGGGCCAGCATCCTCGCCGACTGCCATTTGCACGTGTTCTTGATCCACGTCAGCACCGTCTTGGGGTTCGCGTTGGACCTGGGCTTGACCGTCTCGCAGTACGGCTTTATCTCGACCCACACCGTCTTTATCTGGTTCCCCACCCGCACCCTGCACACGAAGTCCACGTAGTAGCGCCGGACCTTCGCCGGGCGGCTGCTCTGGTCCAGGTACTTGATGACCCTGTTCTCGTACCCCCACTGCACTATCGCCGGGTTCTTGTCGGCGTAGATCATGAAACTGCGCTCCAGCGAGCTCTTGAACTCCGGAGTCTGCGTCCCGGTGAACTTCTCCGGGTGCTTCGGGAAGAACTTCCCGTGCTGGGCGTTGGAGTACTTCCCGCGCCTGGTCTCGTTGGGTATGCGTATCATCTTAACTATTTACTCGAACAGGGAGCGCCTCGTTATGAGGGGCCCGCCCTGCCTGGCCTTCTCGGCGCGGCGCGGCCTGTCCTTGGAAAAGGAATACCCCTTGCGCTGGATGAGCCACAGCTTGGTCTGCAGTGGCGTGAATATCGACTTCTCGAGCGACTTCGCGTCGGAGAACATCGACGGGTCGCCCGCCGCGAGGACGGCCTCGTTCACGTCCTTGGCGCGGGTGGCGTCGTCGAACCACCTGAAGAACAGGTAGTCGCCGCCCCTCTCCACGGCCTTGGCCGTCGCGTCCAGGCCCGGCTTGTCGTTGTCAAACGACAGGCATATCCTGTGGTTGGGGTATCTTTCCCTGATGAGCTTCTCCTGCCTCTCGGACAGCGACTTCGTGCCCACGGCGACGGCGTTCTTGACGAACAGGCTGTCGTACACCCCCTCGAACACGATCACGTACGGCCACGACAGGTCGACGTTGTCCAGCCCGTACACCAGCTTGCTGCTGTCTTTCGGGAAGACGTACTTGAGGCTGCCGAGCTTCTTGTAGTCGTTCAGCTGGTAGTACGCGTCGACGCCGTTCACCACCCACGGTATCAGGATGTAGTCGCCCCTGCGCCCCTTGTACGAGAAGAAGTCCTCGCGCAGGAACGGAGCCCTGTCCACCATGCGCCCGGCCAGGTACGCCTTGGCGTCTTCGCTCAGCGGGAGCTTCCACGACGGGTCGAGCGCCGGCTTTATGTGCATCAGGTCGAATCCATCCGCCTTTTCCTCCGGGAAGAACGCCTTCCTGGAGAACCCGCCCTTCGCGAACTCCTTTGCGTATTCGGTTTTTATCTCGGCGTAGTCTTTGCCGGAGAGCGTCTGGAGCAGCTTCAGCCCGGTCATGCCGGTAGAGCAGTTGAAGCAGAAGAAACTCGCGTTTTTCAAATAGTAAAACCCGCGTTTCTTCGTAAGCGACTTATGCGAATCGCCGCACAGCGGGCACCTGAAGTTCAGCTTGTCGCCGACTCTCACCCGGTCGGCCGGCAGGTATTCCATGACCTTCTCGTTTATGAACTGTATATAGTCGTACGACTGGATCATTTCTTCAGGTATTTGTTTATTATTCCGTCCAGGATCAGCACGTTGTCCTCCGTAATGGGCAGGACGAACGGAAAGACCACCTTCCACGACTTAAGGCTTATGGTCTTCTGCCTCCTCTCCTCGACGTCGTATACGTCTACCGAGAACGGGTCGTTCGTGTGCATGCCGACGAACGGCGTCCTGAGCTGCTTCTGCTTGTCGGCCGGCTTCGCCTTCTTGTACGCGTTCACGAACCGCACGTTCCCGGTGCAGAACACGGACTTCATCTCGTCGCCTTCCTTCGGAAGGAACTCTATCTCCGCCACGGCCACGGAAAGCAGCTTCTCCAGGTCCGCCTTCGTGTGGTGGAGCGACTTCGTAAAGTTGAGCACGCGGTTCAGGTTAAGCTTCTTCCGCACGTCTTCCGACTCGAACAGCTTCCTCCAGCTCTTGTCGCCTGCCATTCCGCGGCCTCCGTCACGCCTTGAGGATCGTGCAGTACAGGTCGAAGTTGAAGAACGACCCGTTCTTCCCCGGCACGCTCGCCCTGCTCACGAGGCAGTTGACGTCCATGAGCTGGAACTTTATGGCGTCGCTCTGCAGCGCGTTGAACAGGTTCAGCCTCTCGAAGTCCAGTATGAGGCTCCTGTCGCCGCCTTCCTTGGTGGACAGCGACCCGGACGACACCAGCCCGAACTTGAGCGTTATCTCGTTGTTCAGGTCGGTCTCCCTGTTGCCGACCGTCGCGAACACGGCGTTGTTCTCCATGTCGGGGCGCGTCTCGAGGTATATGCGCATGTCCTTCGCCGACGAAAACATAAACGCCTGGCCGTTGAGGCGCTTTATCATGTCGGAGCTGGACGTGAACTCGAACACCGGCGTAAACCGCGCGTCGATCTTGGTCGTGACCCACTTGGAGATGATGTCCTCGTTGCACGTGGAGAACTTGGTCTTGAACTTCTTGGACTCGAACTTCACGGCTGGCCTGTCGTAGAAGAACTTCAGCCCGGAGAAGTCGTCCCCGTGCACGTCCTTGGCGGTCGAGAGCAGCTTTATGAACGTCTGCAGGTTCTCGACCGAGAACGACAGGGGCTCCGCCGCCGTCACCGCGTTCGTCACGAGCTCGCACCGGGCCGTGCGGGCGCGGGCCCCGTATATCTCTAGGCCCGCCTCCGATATGAGGAACTTCGCGGACTCGACTACCTTGGACGCGGTCTTCACCGCCTCGTGGAACAGGTCGAAGTCGTTTATCTGGATCTGGATCTTTGCCATACCGTATTATTTTACTGCGCCCGGGTTCGCCCGGCGCTGAAACCCCCACTTGGCGCGGAACACGTCCTCGCCGGCCTGGAACTCCGGCTTGAGTATGGACTTCCCGACGGACCAGTGCTGCAGCTCCTTCCTGACTATCACGCCGAGCTTCATGCCGTACTTCAGGACGGCCTGCATCGAGATGTCGGTGTCGTAGAAATCGAACGGAGGCAGGCTTTCGTCGAACCTCAGCCCGGCGTCCACGGCCTTCCTCGAGAACACCAGGCACAGGCCGTCCAGGCACGCGACCTCGTGGTCCGTCTCGCCGGGGTGGTGCGAGCTGAAGAACGTCGTCTGCCCTCCGAGCTCGCCGTGCGTCACGCAGCCCCACCTGTCGCCCGGGTACGGCGCCGACCCGCAGTACCAGTTGAGCGGCGACTGCCCGACCGAGAACCTCGCGCACCCGCACATGCCCATCAGGTCGTATTTCCCCGCGACGGACTCTATGTGGGACATCACGCCCGCCGCGTCGAACTGCACGTCCGAATGCGACAGCAGGACGAAGTCGGAGCCTTTGTCCCCGTCGAGTATCCCGTTGTACACTTCGGCGAGCTTCCTGCTGTTGTTCGCGACGTACGCCGTAGACACGTCTTCGCCGGACTTCGCGACGTAGTCCTCC